CAGTCGGCTCCCTGGGGTCGTGGTGGCATCATGGTTGTGTCTCCGGTGACCGAACACGTCACGACAGTCGACCGTCTCGGCGGGCTCGGGTTCTCGAAATCGCTTCAGCTGCCGGGCGTCGCGCCATGTGCTGTGCTCGCCGACCGGAATCTCGATCAACTCTGGGTCTACGGACAGCGCGGCACGCTCGTGCGCCTGAGTAATGTCCAATACCAGCCGGCAGAGCTTGCTCGAGTACAGCTGCACGTCGCGAAGGCCCCAACGTGGCTCGCGCTCGTTCGCAGCCCGCAGGACAGCGGCCACCTGCGCAACACCTCGGCGCAGCGCAAGCGGCGTGAAGAAGATACTGACCACCGCCAGATCGACGTGATCTCGGACCTGGTGCTGCTCGCGCCGACATCCAGCGGCGTGCAGCAGTTCAACGTATCGCGGGCTGGAATCGTGGACCTTGGTGTATTCGCTGGCGCAGGCCTGATCGACGCTGCGGCATCGAACCTTGTGACTGGCTACGTCTACCTGCTCGGCCCCCGTGGGCGTGGCTACATCGCGGTTATCAACGCTCGCACTCAACTCGAAATCGTCTCTGAGTTCTCCTTCTCGAACATGGAAGGCACCATCCAGGCGCGAGTCGTCGGTACTGACTTGCACATCATCTGCGTGCAGCGGAATCGGTGGCAAATCTGGGATCTCACCGATCCACTCGTGCCCACGCTCACCACGGACACGAAATATGACACCGGATACTACTGGTCAAATCCGCTCCGCTCTATTGACGAAGCCGGGGACGTGCATCGGCGCTTCGGGACGGAAACGGCGTTCGTTCCAGGCAATCTTCCTGTCACTGACGCTGGCTTTGTCACCGCCTCTCCTGCGACGGACCCGGATCTCCGGTGGGCGCTGCTTGGTGACGTGGCCCAAATCACGATGACGGTGCCGGATGTGCTGCCGTTCAAGGTGTACCGCACGGGCGGACGGATCTCGAGCGCATGAGCTGCGTTCCATCACTACACGGGACTCTCAGCAAGCCGACCGACCCACCTGGCGTCGTCGAGTACACTGGCGGGGCCTCGCTCGCTCTCGCCGAAGCTGCTGCCTACGACAAGAACGGGCAGCTCGTGTTCAGCCGGATCCTCCAGGTTCCAGAGAGTTCGGTCTCTGCTGAACCGGGGCTGAATCCGACAGCACGCATCGAAGTCAGCTGGTACGACATGCTCGAAGGGCTCGTGCCATACAACGGCGCACTCAACTGGCAGGGCGTGAGCGATGGCACCGCGATCGTCCGTCCGTTCCTCCAGATTTTCTACAATGACCCGCTCCGTGCTCGCGTCGGTAACGGCGCGATGACGACCTCGTTCGACGGGAACTTCCAGAACCCCGCAGACCCGATCGTGCCGATCAAGGCGTTCTGGCACGACGAGAACAACATGCTCATCGTCGAGCTGGAGACCCCGCCGACCGCTGGGCAGATCGTCACGATTCAGGCTGAAAACTATCCGAGCGGCACCGCGTCGTTCGGGGGTCTGTGTCGTATCGTTCCGCCCGAACCGAAGATCATCATCTCATCGAGCGGCGTGGCTGTGTTCCCGCCTGGCATGAGTGGGACCGGCTCCGACAGTAGCGGTTTCCCCGAGGGAACCTACCGCTTCTCATATGTGAGCGGAGCGTTCTTCGACGGCGCGAACTACTTCTGTCTGAACAAGGACAACACGACGCGGATTCGGTGCCGGACAGCGTCTGGTCAGACCTGGTCCCCGTCGAATCCCCCAGTGCCGAACGTGAACTGGACGGCGATGGCGGCTGGTATTGACCTCGCAGCCTCCGCTGCCGCTGCGTCCGCCCTCGCACTCGCGGCACCTCCATTGGATGTGGTGCTCGCCAGCACGACGCGCATGGCTGCCGGCCTGCTCGTCCCCGCTGGGATCACCGGCAGTGTAACCCTCAAGTTCGAGCAGCTGCTGCCATGAGCAAACTGCGCATCACCAATTTCAATGGTCTTGACGTCCGCAAGGCTCGCGAGTCGAGCGACCCGCGCACGGCGCGTCGCGCTGTGAACGTGAACCTCACGCTCGGTGGTGAATGGGAGACTCGCGACGGGCTTCGTCCGATCATGCCACTCGATCCGCAGTCCAAGGGGCTGTACGCCATCGGTGGTACGCTGCGCTCGGTTATTCCCGGGGGGCAGAACAAGCCCCTGACCGCCATCGGCCCGGTGTATCTGAAGTATGATCATCTCGGCTTCGGCGACGGTACGTTCACCTCTATCATGATCGCGGTCGATAACACGAACGTCGCGACGCTCGAAGGTGGTGACTGGCCGGTGAACATGCTGGCCCGCAACATCACGATCGAAGGCAACGCGTTCGTCGTGGTTGGACAGAGCGGGCGGCAGATCACCCTGAACAACCCATACCCCGGGATCCCGGGCATCTATGTGTTCGTGTTGTCGGGCGCTCCGGCGTTCGGGCCACGTTCGATCAACATGACGAACGGCACGGACGTCGTTGACATCGTCGGCGGCACTTGGCCCGACGGTATCGAGGGCAGCTCCCTCTCGGTGACGACTGCGGGCTTCACCGCGACGATCCTCGCCAAGCTCACGTCGACTCGTATTCGTGTGAACACCACACTGAGCATCGGCTCGCTGGTGAACCGCGACTTCCAGGTCTCTGGCGTCGCCGCGAATTACCCGCTCGACACGTTGATCCGGGTGTCCGCCGTGGAGTCAATCGGCGCAAACGCGGCTTTCGGTGCGTACCCGTATCTGGTAGTCGAACGCTGGATTGACGCCGCAGACCATGCTCGCGGCACGGTGTTCGAGCACCACTGGATCCGCAAAGACACAACCGATCCGCTGGTGCCGCTCCTGACGCAGATCCGCCTGCCGTTCTCTCCGGGCTCTGACCTCCTGAAGATCGGCGGCAAGCTCGCTGCATCTGATGACGTGAACGGCGTCGTGCGTCTGTCCTCAACTGCGAACGGCCCGACCGACTGGACGACGGCAAACGACGCTGGCTATATCCCGGTGATCACGCACGCCTCTGGCGACCGCCACATTCAAGGTCTCGGTGTCTACGACGACAAGATGGCCGTGATTTTCTCGGACGCGGTTCAGCTCTGGGCCATGGATCCGCAACCGAGCAACATCACGCTCGTTCGGGTCATCAATGGTCCCGGCACCGATCAGCCGCGTTCGGTCGTCAACGTGCTCGGCGACCTGTTCTACTTCACGCGTGGCGGCTTCCGTTCGATGCACATGCAGACGGTCACCGGCCAGATCCAGGAGCAGGACGACATCGGTGGCCCGATCGACGACATCGCGATCGAGGAGACCCGTCCAGCGGTCGACGCCATCTGGTCCCAGCGGCGCGGCCAGTACCTGGGCTTCTTCGGCACCACGGTCTACGCGTTCAAGTACAGCCCGAAGTCGAAGAAGATGGGCTGGACGACCTGGGAGTTTGCCGTCGAGATCGACTCGGTCGCTGAGATGGAAGGCGTCACCTACGTCCGGGCGAACAACTACCTCTATCAGCTCGACCCGACCTACGCCGCCGAAGAAAACTTCGACTACGAACTGGTGCTCAACGATGTGACCGGCAAGGATCCGGATGTCCACAAGCGGTGGGACTTCATCATGGTGCAGCAGTCCGGCACCAGTTCGCTCCGGTACTACTTGGAGCCGGACACGGACGAGTTTTATCTCGATGGCCCGACGCTCACCGATACCACGCTCCGGATCGACCAAGTCGGGGTCGGAGCCCAGTCCCATACTCTCGGGGTCCGTTTCACAGGCAAAGGCCCGTGGAAACTGTCTGCTCTCCAGCTAACCTACAAAGAACTCGACTGGTAACCCATGAAGACAAAGCCTCGCCTATCTAACTGGCCTGCTGGGTTCTTGATTGACCCCGAAGATGTGGCGTTGCTTCAGGGGTACTCAGTATTCTTGGCCGGTAAGGGCTACGCGCAGGTTCGCATTGGGCCAGCGAAGTCGCGGAAGTATGTATATGTTCACCACCTGGTTCTCGGTGGTGACCGCCCAGCCGGAATGACCGCTGACCACATCAACGGGAACAAAATGGATAACCGGCGCTGTAATTTGCGCTGGGCTACTGGCACGACACAGAACGTGAATCGCCGTATCATTCACGCAAAGAGTGGCCACCGTGGAATCTGCAAATGGGCACCACGCGGCGTGGATTCGGGGCGGTGGATGGCAACGATCGGCAAAGGAAACCAGACTGTGTACCGGAAATATTTCGACACCATCGAGGAAGCCGTGGCAGCGCACGCGGTCGCCTTTGAGCACATCTACCGCGTTCAGATCCCGAAAGCGAGCTAACCGTGGGGTATCCTTCCCTCTACCAGCGCCTGTTCAACTTCGCTCGCGATGCGATGCAGGGCCTCGTCTCTCCAGCTCCCGCGAAGGTCGATGCGGAGCTGAACAACATCCAGGTCTCGCTGTCACAAGTTCGCGACGCAGTCAAAGCGATCACGACTGCTGACGGTCGGTTGAAGAACGTCGCTTCGGCGCTCGCGCAGGCCTTGGTCGGCACCTGGGCTGGCACCTCTGCCGGCGTCGTGACGTTTGTTACGACCATCCCGTTCCAGGCGGCGATGTCGACCAGCTCAGTGCTGGTCATGGTGAACACGACCATGCTGCGCCCGGCCCAGATCACCAGCGTACAGTCGAACGCCGGTTTCCTGGAAGTGACCCTTGCAGTCGCGCCAGCAAACGGTGCTACGCTCGTCGTCTGGGCGTTCGAGCCGGGTGCTGGCCTCCTGACTCAGCTGGGCTCGACTGCTGCCGGCGACGGCGCGTCGCTCATCGGCCTCGAAGACGCACTCGGCGAACTTTCGGCGGACAACGTCGAAGACGCGATTGCCGAACTGGCATCAGAGTACACGTCGTTGATCACGGCGATCGGAGACCTGGGTACCTACTTCAAGGCCGACGGTTCGGTTGTCGCGACCGGCGACTTCGACCTGGACGGCAACAAGGTCACCGGAGCTGCCGATGCGACGGACCCGTCCGACTACGTCACGCTCGGCCAGATCCAGCTGTTCATCGACAACTGGGCAGACCTCTCGGCATTCTTCGTCAAGCGCGATGGCACGACAGCGATGGCTGGCCCGTTCAATTTCGGCAACAACAAAGGCATCGAACTGGCCGATCCCGATCTCGCGCAGCCGCTCGACGCAGTGAACGTCCGCGCCATGTTGAAGGCAATCGCCACCAGTGGTGCGGCTCCTATCGGCACCGTGGTCGACTACGTTGGCGCTACCGCCCCGACGAACTGGTTGCTGTGCGACGGGCAGGCGTACCTGACGACCGCGTACCCCCTGCTCGACTCGATCCTCAGTGGCGTGTTCAAGACGGGTGCCGCTCAAGGCGCGGTTGCGGCTACGATGCCCGCAGTCGTTACCGGCAACCTGACTGCCGGGGCGATCAACAACACCTATGACGCAGCAGACGGTACGCCGATCCTGACTGGTGTGGGCTATGCGACTGCCCCGACGGTCACCTGCGTGAACACCGACGGCGGCGCTGCGGTCACCGGCCAGCCGACCTACACGATCTCGGTTACGCCGGTTGTCGCCGATGGCCCGAACGTGACTGGTGGCGTGGTGTCGATCGCGATCACGGCAGGTACCGGCACTGGTATTCGTGCTGGGGCTATCTTCCAAATCTCGAACACCCTGACCCCGTTGCCCGCTGGCTACTTCCGGACGCCCGACCTGCGTGGTCGCGTGAGCCTGGGAGCCGGCACCGAGAGCAAGTCGTTCGGCATCACCGATCCGCCCGACATCACCAAAGGCGACCCCTACAACGCGACGCTCCGTAGCATGGCAGATCGCGGCGGTGAGGAGAAGCACAAGCTCACGGTCGCGGAACTCGCTCGCCACAGTCACGGTCTGAAGACCGGCGACGACGCAGGCGGCGGCAACATCGCGGCAGACGGCACGACGACCTTCCAGACCATCTCGATCGAATACACGGGTGGGGACTCGGCGCACAACACGATGCCGCCGTTCTTCGTCCTGAACAAGATCATCAAGGCGGCTTAGTCATGGCGAGCCCATACGATGCGTACCGCTTCAATCCCGCCGAACAGGGCGACCCCTGGCGGCTCGGAGCCGATCCGCGCCAGTATTACGCGCCGAGTTCGTCGCTCTGGGGCAACTTCCGCGCTCGCGCACCTGAAGGCGTGAACGCAGCGGCGAACGCCGGAGCTGCCAGCCGGTTTGCACAGTTCGGTATCCCGTTCGAGCCTCGGACTCTGCCGTCGGTTCCTGGTGCGAACATGATGATGGCTGCCAACCCGGGCCTGATGACGATGACGGCCCCGGTCGGCAGCTTCGCGAATGCTTTCACGAACAAAGGCAACTTCTTCGAGAACCTCGGCAGCGGCGACGCGTGGCGGAACTTCGCGACGTTCGGGATGTCAGGCTCGAAGGAAGCCCAGGACGAAGCCGAACACGCTCGCGCTCGCGCTGTCGACGACTGGCGTCTCGCGCAGCAGGAACGCCTCGGCAGTCTGCTCAGCGGTGCCGGTGCAGACGTTCAGCAGGATCTCGGACCTGAACTGGCTGCCGCGCTCGGGGCTGGTGGTCGCCTCGGGGACATGGAAGCGGTCAAGAATCAGATGACCAAGTTCCAGCAGCGGTATCAGCAGTACATGCTGGGCCGGCAGCGTGCGGGACAGGCGCGGCAGGTCGACGCCATGATGTCGGATCCGCAGCGGGCTCAGCAGCGCGAACAGGGGATCTCTGCGGCGCGCAACCAGGGGCTCAGTGACATCGCCGAGTCGTACCGCATCGGTCAACGCGAGAATGCGTTCAACCAGGCGCGGCGCGGCATGCAGGGCAGTTCGGTCGACGTCGAAAAGCAGGGGCTACTGGGCCGTGGTCGCGACGCTGCGGCGACGCAGCTCCAGTCCGGGCTCGACGCGCAGCGCCAGCAGTACCGCCTCGGCGACGAACAGCAGCGCAATCAACTCATGGGCCTGATCTACAGCGACGACCCGAACATGGCGTCGGCGTTCCAGAACACGCTCCAGGGCATTCAGCGCCAGGGTCAAACGATGCAGGAGCAGTCCGATGTTCAGCGTCAGCAGGCGGCTCGCCAGGCTGCCACCTCTACCGGCTACTCTCAGGCGATCGGTGGTGCGTTGTCCGCTGCGAGTCGTCCCCTGGGCTACTACCTTGAACACAGCGCGGGAGCCTAGTCATGGATCCATTCACTATCGGTGCTCTTATGATGGGGGCTGGTACCGGAGCCCAGCTCTACGGGACCAACCAGCGTGATCGTGCGCAGCGCCAGGCTCTCCAGGACTACGAAGACGCGGTCAACGCTCGCGCCGGAGCCGAACGCCGTGCGATGGTGCAGGAGCAGGGCGTGCTTTCTGGTCTCGCACAAGAACGCCAGGGCGGTGTCGGCAACTACATCCAGGAGCTGAGCAACGCATCGCGTGGCCTCGATCCACGCCAGTTTCAGCAGTCGAATCGCGGCGTGCTCACCGACATCAGCCAGATGACCGGCGGGCAGCAGTCGCAGTACGCATATCAGGGGTCTCCGCGCACACAGGCCGAGAGCCAGCAGGCGACGATGACGGGACAGTCGAATGCTCGACTCGCCGAGGCGATGCTCGCTGATCACGCTGCTCGCCAGATTGCCGAACGGCAGCAGATGTCGCAACACAAGCTGTCCCTCGCGGATCTCTTGCGCCAGGGCCGTGGGAAGACCGCGAAGGAGCGGTTCGACCTCGCGAAGGCCCTTCGCGATCTCGACTGGCAGAAGAAGACCCAGGCGCTCCAGAGCCAACTCGACGAGGCAGGCCGCAAGGGCCAGTGGCTCAACACGCTCGGCGGGCTGTCGACGCAGGTCGGCGGCATGGCGATGATGGCGGGCATGGCCCCTGGTGCCGAAGCCGGTGCTGCGACTCCTGGTGCCTCGACCGAGTTCTTGAACGCGAATCCGGGATCGCTCGACATGCTGAGCCGTCCGATGCCCCTCAACCCGATGGTATAAACCATGGCTCTCCAGTTCGATCCAGCTTCTCTGAACGCCCCCGGTGGAATCATCCACGGTCTCGGGGATCTCGGCGCTGCTGTCGTCACCGCAATGAACCGCAAAGCCGAGCGGAAGTACGCTGCCGAGGAGCGCGACAAGGCGCAGGCTCAGGCCGCTGCGATCCGTGCTGCCGAACAACAGTTCCAGCTCGATCGCGATGAGACCGCCTACAAGCGCAAGCTCGCCGAGATCGAGTCCGAACAGAAGTTCAAGAGCAGCGAGTCCGAGAAAGATCGTGCGTCGCGTGAGAAGATGGCGACGGCCCGCAACCTGACCTCGACCCGGAACGCGTCTCTGCGCCTGAATGCACGGGCCGGTGCTGCTGGTGTCCCCAAAGACGTCATCATGCAGGCGTATTCAGCCGCAGGCGTGAACCCGGACGGCAAGCATCTGTCGGTCACGAAAGACCCGCTCGGTCTGACTCCCGACCAGAAACTCGAACTCCCGTGGACACCCGAACACCACGCCAAGTTCAATGCGTACCTGAACAACTACCGTGCCCAGAATCGCCTGCCCCCGCTTTCTCCGGATGAACAGCAGGCGCTCCAGGACATCGGGGCTGATGACGACGCTCCTGCTGCCCCCGGTGCTGCGCCGATTCCAACTCCTGGTGCAGCGCCTGTCGGTGCAGCTCCTGCCCCAGCGGCTGGTGCTGGCGGCGACTGGAAGGCTCAGGCGCTCGCACAGCTCGATGCCAAACTGGCAACTGTTCCACCGGACAAGCGCCCAGCTGCCGAGGCGAAAGCCGCGCTGTACCGCCAGCAGATCCAGGCGGCGCAGGGTCCGGAGGCGTTGCAGACGATCCAGGGTGTTCGGGTGACGACACCGCCGCAGCAGACGATTCAGTTCACACCCGAACAGCAGACACGCTGGGACCAGTTGATGGTCAAGCCTACCGAGTCTCCAGCTGCTCCAGGCACGCCGCTCGGGTTCACTCCGACTCCGGACATGAACGACGCGCAGCTCCAGCTGCTCATCGCTCACAACGAACGGAACCGCGCTCGGATGGGCCAGCCGCCGGTCGCCGACACCTCGACTCCTGACTTCCAGCGGGCGGTCGAAGAAGCGAACACACGCATGGACCTGGGGGCTGCCACCATGTCACCCTCTGCGGCACCGATGACGTTGCTCCAGCAGATCGAACAGGCCCGTCGCGCTCGTGCGATGCAGCCCCGGCCTTTCATGCCCCCCGCGATGCAACAGGGAATCCCGAACCCTTTCGCGCTCCAAGAGCTTCAGTAAGGTCACGGCATGCAGCCGATGGTGTTCGACTTCGATCTCGAAGGTCCACCGGCTACTGGGCCGGTGATCGACTTCGACTTGGGTGAACGCGACATCGCGCAGGGTGACGTTCTCGCAGCCAAGGGCTATCAGGAGCGGAAAGCCCAGCGCGAAGCCAACGTGCGGCGCATGCGGGCGACGGTTGCGACCAAGCCGGTTGTCCCCTACGCGGCCTATGGCCTGAACGTCCAGCCCGGACCCGAACAGACTACATCGCCGGCTGTGCAGCAGAACTGGATGCCGGAAGGCGGCGGGTTCCTTGCTGACCCCGACATGAACCGGGCTCTCGCGGCGCGTGCCGGTCAGGATCCGGACTACGCTGCGATCGTTGAATCGCTCAGCGGTGGCGCGATCCCACGCCGCAGTGTTTCGGGTGGGGCGCGTCCGGCTCTCCGGCCCGGCTTCACTCGCGAAGACCTTCTGGCCGACATCAGCGACTACGAAGCGGACCAGCAACGCAAAGAGCAGCTCGACCTGCTCATGCAGGTCGCCGTACCGAAGTACGGGGTGTTCGCGAAACAGACGGGCGTCGAGATGGACCGTTCGCCGGTCATGGACCCGACCGACAAGCGGTTCGCTGCTGCGAACGCTGCGCTCAGTGCCGTAGGTCTGCCGAACGGCGAGACTGCGCTCGTCGCCGAGATGCTCGATCGCCTGGGCATGGACACGACTGGCCTGCGCGACAGCGCGAAGATCCAGGGCATCGTGCCCCGGAGCCTCGCTGCTGCCGCGTCGGTGATCGGCCAGACTGCTGCCGGAACTGGTCGCGTGCTTCAGCCGCTGATTCCGGACGCGACTGGTTACCGCCAGGCGATCGACTCGCTGTCGGCCCGTTCGGCTGAAGTCGGCGAGCAGGCGAACATGAATCCGACGGCGATGGCGGTCACGACCGCTCTCGCACAGCAAGTTCCGTTGCTCATCGCGACTCGCGGCGCAGCGCAGCGGTTCCTGACCCAAGCCGATATTGCCCGGAAAGCTCTCGTTGCGGCGCAGGCGACCGGTGATGTCGCCCGGGCGACCGCGCTCGCTGCCGAGGTGCAGCGCCTGACGCAGCTCGCGAACCGCGCCGCTGCGGCGACCGGCATGGGCTTTGAGGGTGCGCAGATCGCTGG